TGGAGCGTGGAGCGTGGAGCGTGGAGCGTGGAGCGTGGAGCGTGGAGCGTGGAGCGCGTGGAGCGATGTCAACATTACATCGTCGGATTGTCCAAATTGTGGGCGGTTGAATTTCCGTGTTGTCTCAATTTGTCAACATTACAAATTCGTCGGGTTGGGCTATTTTAGTATGCTGCGCCATCGGTATAATTTTCGGGTCCAGAAATTTAGCATAGGGCAATCTTGCGGCCAGGATCGTCGAATACGAGACTCCGAATTTTTAAATCGTGGTGACATGGTGAATTTTCTCAAGGGTGTAATTCGCCGCATTATTTCTGGGTATTCGAGATTCAGAATTTCTAAACGACGGTGACACGGTGCCGCCCTTACGGATGCGAATTCGCCGCATTATTTCTGGGTATTCGAGATTCAGAATTTCCAAACGACGGTGACACGGTGACGCTCCTATGGTTCTAAAATAAACCGCATTAGTTTGAACGCTTCCGCACCTCGGAGATGCCGAGTTCGACAACGCCGAGGTGCTGCCCGTCCTCTTCTGAGTACCGAGCGGAAGCGCCACCTCCCTTCGGCTATTTCTCCGTCAACTTTGCGAGTCCGTTGTCATGAATGGCTCGGCCCAGTATGAAAGCCATCAGTCCTTGAGCGCCTGTTTCAATTTGCAGGTCACTGAGACCTACGCGCGCGCCGATCCCGACGAGTATCACGAGCAGCCCGAGGGCTTGCGCCTTCCTGCTGGTCAGGAAGTCCTTGAGTAGTTCCATTACCTTACCGTCCTTTTCTTTTTGGCACTGGCTACCCAGCCAGTGACTGCCGCCAAACATCCCACAACAATTTCCCGCCACGGTGACGGGAGCAAAGGTACTGAGTTCTTCACGGTCTTACCTGCGACTTCACCGGCGGTCCCTAGTATGACTTCACCGTTCGCACCGGCGAGTTCACGAGTGAACCCATCCCAGAACGCACAGCCGGAGACAGCAGCGAGTAGCACTAAGACCAGGAGCGCAGTCGAGTACTTGTTCAATGCATCTTCCTATCGAGGTCTGCGATGTCTTTCACCACTTTGCCCAAGTCGTTCCGCACTTCTTTGACCTGCGCCCTCGTTGCTTTTGTTTCATGCGCTAGGCCATTCAGAATCTGCGACAGTTGCGAGATGCTGTGGTTTAGTTTCCGCATCTCTGTGGTCATGCTACCAAACTCACGAGAGGATTCCAACGCCCATGTAGTAGCGGTCGAGTGACCGTTGCCGTTCTTTGACTTGAGGAAGGTAAAGACCTCTCGCAGGACTATCACGATGAGGATACCTGCGACTCCTAGTTCTCCCCAAGGTGTGCCCTCCATTACGGAGTAGCCGCCGAGAAGGAGAGAGTGCCGTTGGCATCCACCAGGACATATCGCTTGTCGGCTCCTGTCGGTAACTCAGCGGAGTCAGGCAAGGTCATCGAGTAGCCAGCGGTCAATGCTGGAGGGATGATCTTCACCGTGTTGGTGCCGTCGGAACAGATCGGTCCAGAGTTTGCTTCGAGCCAGTGGACTGGGATCCAAGCAGAGTTTGCTGCGTTCCGAATCTTCAAGGTTGAGTTCGATGGAGTGGTGTCGAGCCAGGGTTGCCATGGCTCAGGAGCGCTCGGTGCGGTCGCCGAGTGTGACAACCCGAGCAAGAGATCGAAGCCGGTGTTGAGCGTCGCAACGGAGGAGGCGAGCGTATCGGAAGAGGTGATCGGTGAGTAAGCCATCAGGTCTCCAGTCGTACATATAACTGCTCTATGAGCGGCTTGTCCTCGGAATCGTCGGGCGTGATCTGTACGATCAACTGGATACCCTTGAATGCGACGACAGCGGTCTGCGTCGCCATCGGTCTCCAGTCGCTCCAGGCTCCTGTATCGCTCGCCCGCGTCCTGTATTGGATCTCGAAGTTTGACGAGAGTTGACTTCGTTCAGCGTATCCGTCCCAGGTGAGCGCGCCACCATCTTGGCTCTTCCAGGCATAACCCGCCGAGTCCCAGGTGTCCCGTTCGATGCGAGCGTGTGCGACAACTCCGAAGCGGTAAGTTGCTGCGCTCGACATATCATAGGCCGCTGTCTGGACTTTCCCCTGTACGCCATAGGAGACGATCTCCAGATCCCCATCGGCATTGATCGCCATATTACTCAGGGCGCAACCTGTCCAGGATCCTCCGTCCCGGAAGTCGTTATCCCGAGCGGTCCCGCTGTGCCAACTGGGGAAGGTATTGGCCTCCGTTGCGATCCCGACATCCCCGTGTAGGTTTGTCGAGCCGACAGCCCTGACGAAGTAGTTTTCTGTGATCCCGCTGGTCGTCGTCGGTGTCCAGTCAGTGGTCCTGAACTCAGAGTCCGTGGTTGTCCCGAGGAGCGTGGAGCCTGCCCACTGTAGACCTCTACGGACCTCGTAACGAGAGATTGGTGTAGTGGTGATACCGCTCCAGGCGATGCGTAATGTCTCCGCATCTTGTGAGAGAGAAACCCCTGTTACCGCTGGAGGCAGACCAGTCACTCCGCTTGGCGTAAAGGTAATAGTTGGAGCCGCCGTAGGGAGTAGTTGCGCTCCATCGGTACTGAACGCGACCACGGCTATCTCGTGGCTAATTGGTGGTGTCCCGACAGCGGGTGAAGCGTACTGGATGATGACCTGCGTTCTGGGCCAGGACACAGTATCGGTGAGCGTGTAGATGTCGGAGGAGTTTGCCTCGCGCTGGTAGATGCGCGCGCCCCCCAGCGGAGTACCGCTTGGATACTGCCATGCGAGGGCAGCGAACACGCGGGTTGCGGAGGCGGACGCGTCTCCAGCGACCTCTAGCACTGCTAGGTCAGTTACAACTGCGGGAGGTTGGCCCGGGTCCGGCAAGAACGGAATCGAGAGTGGATTGACGATCACGCCATCATCGTGGATAGACGGATCATAAACGACACCTTCGATACTTCTCGTCAGATCCCCACTCGTTCGGATGCTAGTGATGACAATTTCCTTGGCGATGTTCATCGCGTGTCCGATGGCATAGATATCGAGGCTTGCCGGAATTGTTGACCATGCTGACAGTATCGTGATTGGGCTTCCTGAAGCAACAGTAGTGTCGGCATGAGTGGATGAGATATCCATGATCTCCCTGGAGTCATCGAGGTTGTGCCGCACGATGATCTGGTAGGAGTTACCTGCGCCCATGTTCCCAAAGACCACATCGTCGTCGAGTGTGACAGTTGTACTGGATGCACTAACTACTCGACCACTGGTTCCCCACTTTGGAACATCGTGGCTAAGGATGCATAAGTCGCCGGGTTCACACGCTACGCTGTCGATAGATGACTTCCATGAGACTACGGTCGAGAGTTTCTCAAGGTTTAGGCGGAACCTCGCCTCACGGAGCGCTTGTGATTCCCGGGTAATACCTGCGAGTTGAACTACTGAAGTCCGCTGCGGTAGTTGCGCTTCAATCGCATCGGGATCATCAACCCCAGCGGTATCGACCTGATAATTCGAGTCCGCCCGAAGGTATCGTACATCAAGTCGGGTCGGGCGTGAAAGCCTAGAGACATAGGACTGAGAGAACGACCCTTCAAGGATGTTTGCCATTGAAAACATCTGTGTGACTGGCCTCTCCCGCTCGAACTTAACCCGGATCAATTCGCCGACTGTGTAGAGTGTTGCGCGCGCGCTGGAGCAGACCATCAAACAGGCATCCCACGATGACGACTCCTTGTCGATGACACCGTTCCAGATGGCCCGCTTCTCGGTGCCACCCTCTCCATCTGGTACTAATTCGTTGCACCAGTCCGCCCAGGTCTTGAAGGAGTCTAGGTCTATATTCGAGGAATCCACCCAATTTCCCAGTCCGTATCGAGTGTTCGTGATGAGATCGTAGACTATCCAGGCCGGGTTGTTGTAAGACGGGGCATCTAGTTCAAATACAGGTGCCGCAGCATCCACTCCATCCCATCTCTGTATCTGTCTCCCGACTACCGTTGCGATGATATTCGGCAGTGAGGATCCGTTGATTGCTTCGTCGGCGGTGATGGTAGCGCGTATGAGCGCGATGTTCGGGTAAGTGTAGACCTGGTCAACGATCTCGACAACGCTGTCGAGGTTCATCTTGTAGCCACCATCGCCTCCCTGGAACGCCGCATCTCTGATCTCGATGCTATAAGACTGTGGAGTCGAAGGGTCGCTACCGATTGGCGGAACCCAAGTCGTTGTGTCGGAAAAATCAATATCTGTAGACCAGATGAAGTTGCCGACTTGGTTGCTGGTTATTGAACGCGTGAACCAACCGTCTCCTCCGCCTCCGCCGACAGTCCATGTACCCGGGGTGTCCGCGTTACTGAATCTTATCTCCGCTGTAGCAGTTCTGGTTGTTATTCCGCCGGTCCCGACAGCGTAGAGACCATCGGGAAAGTTGATGTTGATTCTCAGCGTGTCAACTGCTGATCCTGTGGAGTACGAAGTGGAAGCGCCCTCGATTACTGCAACATCCGCAACCTGATCGACCGTGGGCGGGCCATTACCGACGACTCCCTCCTGCCCGAATGGTTGAGTGTCTATTTCAAATGCAAGATTGTCAGCGGAACCGCCAACCTGCACATCCGGCCCGCCCGCTACCGCTTTCCAGAAAGTTACGCGAGGGTCTCCGGTGTATCCACCTAGATGAAGGTTTGATCCTGCACTGGGATCGTAGATCCAGATGTAATCGTTGTTCGGGTTATTGCCTGACCGCTTGTAAAGTAATGCCTGTCCAGTAAGAGCGCCGCCACTAGCAAATCCACCCGCTGCTTTGACGATAGTCGGGACACCGCCCGTCACCGCTCCGATGAGTTCGCCCGTACCCGTGCTGAGACTCCAGTCGCCCTGCAACCAATAGATGTTTGCGGACACCCGAGCAGCGTCAGTGATAGGTAAGTTCAAAGAAACCGTCGTCGAGGTGCCGACGCTACCGAGTGCTGTCTGCGTGTTTGAGCCAAGACGGTACGACCACGATGCTAGGTCTGAATACGCCGTGATGGAATTCCCACTAATTGATATTTCAGATACCTCAGCGATCTCTCCTTCACATAACGCGATGGTCATGTCGAGTGTTGATCCGTAAGTGCTGTCTCCTTCTCCTGGATTGAATCCTCGTAGGTCGAGTTCGACAACATTGCCAGCGACTGGGTGCGTCCCGTACACGATCTGGATGGGAAGCCCTGTCGATGCTGTCTGTTGTAGATTCGCGAAGGAGTATGTCCGGTTGCCGGGACTTTGGAACGGTTCAATTTCGGGACTTCCGATTATTTGAGCGATGCCCCAGTTGACTGCATAAGTTGCCAGGATAAATCCGAGAACTTCAGCAGAGAAGAACCATGTTAGCAGAGCCGTTATTGGTTCGGCTGGAAACTCCGTGTAGATAACCTGCGACTTATTGCCAAGGAGAGTGGAGTTCCATGCATCGGGGCGGACTGTCTTGCCGTTGACTATCGCCGCCCAGTTACCATCGCTGGTCTCGCGCGGTGCGAGGTCGTTGACAGTTGTTCCAGGGTCTACGATATGCCTAGCCCGAGACTTATACCGAACTGGTATGAAGGACTCCAAGACACAGACTTCTATGTTCAATCTGACCATGAGATGATCTCCACCGTAAACGGTTCCAGCACCCCGTAGGGTACTAAGTGAACGCCGACTGCCCGGGTACATTGGATGATCATCCTGCGTCCGATGTGGATCGCCGCATGGGTTGCTCTGGTATTCTCATCGCCGCCCCCTCGGAGGATTAAAATATCCCCCGGCTTCCTCGGGTGCGCGACATACTCATACGAAGGCTCTCCAATTAGGTCTGCGGGGTCATCCTCCTCTGGATTGTACCCGCGCACGATTTCCCCTGCGAGGTCGATGTCGTCAAAGATGTTTAGCCTCTTCAATACCTCGACGCACAATCCCCAGCAGTCATACTCATCGGGTCCAGTCGCCATTGGTCTGTACGGTTTACCAATTAAGTCATCGTAGGATTCGGGTGCCATTAGATTCGTCTCCTCGGGATACCTGGGAATCCACCGAAGCGAGCAGGGTGACTCGCTGTCCCTCCGTCTGCTGTGGTCGTATCCCCGTGTGCTTGGCATCCGTTGGCTCCATCTAGTGTCTTGTCACAGGTGTCGGAGTCCGTTGCGAGGGCAGTCCATCCGCACTGAGTCGATTTGAATGCCCATCTACATCGCCCTCTATAGAACCTCTGATGAGGCATATCAATTTCAAAGAACGGATGATGCGAGAGGCGGAATGTGATGGCGTTTTCGGTGACAGTGGTCTCACGGATAACGAGGTTTATTGTGATGCTCGCTGCGTCGTTGATGAGGTTCGCCTCGTTGACTAATTGCATCTTGACCTTCTGATCGAGTAGACCGTTCCGTTGTTCCATATAGTTGTTGAGAACCCTCTCAACATTCGATACGGTTACATTGATGTAGGGGAGATCCCCCTGTCCTGACTCTTCCATCGTCTCCATCATTATGGGGAATGGCGAGTAGACCAGCGAGTTGAATGTCACGGCCTCCTCGTTGTTTGTCAGGCGGAATATTTCGATATCTGAGACCGAGATCTCGAACAGCACAATCCAGGCCTTGTCGCTGGCTATCAGATTCTTGGCTATCTTCATGTCGGCGTGGAGATCACGAGCCATCAGAACACCTCTTCTAGTACAGCCCCTACTCGGAACGCATTTGGGCTTAGTTTTTCAATCGAGAGTGCGGAATACAGAGCGGCCTTGCTCGTAGTTACATCCCCTGGAGCGGTCCAGGTGAAAGCCTGTTCCCCGCCATCTCGTGCGAGGAAGAACGCCTCCATGGTTGCGAGTTCCGACGCGGTCAGCGTCCATCCGACCGAGAACTTGCGTCGCGCTTTTGTTCCGCGTGCGTAACTGACCGAGTACGGTGTTTCAAACTTGGAGAGTGAAGAACGAGGATTCGTACTCACGCTCGCTTTGTAATCAGGTCTTATCGGGAGCGTCCCGCCCGATGCTGCCTCACCTGGAACGGAGAGGATGATCGTGTCTACGATGTGGGTTGTCGAGTCGTGGATCGCCGTCGCTATGCTGTAGCCGGAGAGAATTGGGGCACCCATCGCGAGCGGCCAGTTTGCACCGATCTCGAACTGCATCTCCATCGCGAGGTAGCGGCCCTGGAGGTCTGCAAGGTCTGATATCGCAGTGTTCTGGAGAATCGTCGGCAGTCCCGAGAAGGATTCCCCGCCCTGCGTGTTCGTCGGTGCGAACCGAGCCTTCAGCCGCCCGCCGCCTTGCATCTCCAGGGGGTAGCCGGGGAAGCCGAACGCTTGCCAGTATCGACCAGCGACACCGCTGTCGAGGTAGCCCGTCGCCGGGGTGCCCGAGTTCGATGTGTATGTTGTCGTAGTGTATATCGTCGGCGTTTCCCACCTTGTGTCGGTCAGCGTTCCGACGGTCGCCGCTGTGTCTGACCAGATCGACCGGTGCCAGAACACCGTCACCTTCGGATTGCTTTCGGCTGCCGTCGCTGTGCCCCCGAGTCTAGCGGCGCTCGTTGCGATGGTTGTGTCGAGTCTTGCCGTCGGGGTGATGGTCTGCGATTGCTCTGTCCCTCCGTTGACCCGGAGATTCAATTGCCCCTCGTCGCCAGACCCGGAACTCGCGGGGATCTCGCGGAGCATCCGCAGATAGAACGGGGAGGGCGTAGCCCCCACACCGACGGTCGTGTTCGGGACATCGATGGTGTCGAATGTGTAGGTCACATCTGACGACCCGCCGGTCTCTCGCTGCACCCATTGGAACCGCCACGCTCCCCCGGTGTACGCGATCTGCAATTTTCCCCGGCTGGTCGCCTGGTTATCGTTGCCGAGGAGAACTGTTGTCCCCGTGTCGGGAGCCTCGAAGGTACACATTATCTCCTCGTAGTGTGTCCCGAGTCCGATCTTATAACCGGCATCGGTGAATGTTCCTGTGGTCATCTCGACCCCGCGCCCTGCATAATTCGGGGCAAGCCCTGACGACGACATGGTATCAAACCCCCCGCCGAGGGCCATGTTTTCAAGCACGAACGGGTTGTCTGGATCCCCTACCCCGTAATCTGCGAAGAAGGATGTGAGGGTGACACCGCCGGATACGGTCGGGAGCGCGGGGGGCGCGGAATTCTTCGGGTACACAGCAATCAGGAACGGCGCGTGGAACACTTCTGCAAC